GCCCACTATAAAAGAATGTGAGGTAAAACCTGGATTAATCGTCCAGGAAAGTGTAGATCCGAGTTATCTTGGCATACTCGCCTTTTCCGGGGGTTGCAATCCCCAGAACACCGTCCTTGCTATAATGAGCACGCTCATCATTGCAAGAAACCAGATCGGTGTCGGATGGCAGACGCATGTACGATTGGTACAGCGCGAAGTGCTTGTCCGGAAGATCACTTGCGTAATCTCTCCGTCCCTGCCATTTCCAAGTAGAGAAGAGATAGCCGTTCCATCCGCGATCCTGATTGTAAGGACTCTTAGCGTGATCACCGACAAGGTGACCATCGCCGAATCCGTCAGGACCAAAAATGCGAATGGAAGAAGGGATAGCCCAAAGGACCATCCCCGCCATCTCGAGGTCGCCCTGCCTCACATAATGATTGTGAAGGGAGAAGAGCGCCTCACCAGTGAACGGCCCCTTAAGATAAAAAGGCCGGATATTGATTCCCGAAAGGATGTCCACTCCGCAACTTTCACGGAATGGCCCAGAAGAGAAGGATTTGGATTTGTTAACAACGAATCCACAATGGTGCAGCAGCTTAACCACTGCATCATAGTCCTCACATCGCACGATAAGGTCGTCACCGTACGCACTGACCTGCTCCCCCGGCCTCACGGCTGAGATAAGAGCGAAAAAGATCAGGCTCTCCAGGGCAAATGTAAAACCATTGCCCATAGAAGAGAACTTCTGGAGCTTGAATACGGCACCTGTGTCATCCTCCACGAAGCCCGTCCGGGCTTGAGAAAGGAAGAGGTACCAATCCAAGGGTAGCAATTCGGCTACCACAGCGTCAGACACAAGGTCCGACGCCATCCGCAGGTCGAGGGTTGCAAGATCCCCGTACTGGGACCCGAGAACAGCCAAGGATTGATTCTTGGTTTGATCCCGGAGGTCCACTCCTGCTAAACGCAACCTTGAGGAGATATAGTCGCCGATACCAAGCTGAACAAGGGTGTTCAGGACAGGTTCGACAACGATCCCTCTATCGGTCTTAGCGTTCTTCGGGACGAAGTCCAGTTTCCCTGGATGAATTTCCAAAGAAACCAGGCCCACTTCTTCCACTTCATCAAAGAGGCCCAGAAAGGAAGATTCGACTCCTCCAATCAAGGTCTCCCTGTACGCAATCTCGAACCACTCCGGAGGGTGGTCGATCGAGCGAGTCCCCAAAGACCCCAGCGCATTTTCGCGCTCAGAGAGGTAAGAGGACACCTGATCGGAATCAGGCAGGAAGTGTGGGAGCGACTCAAGCAAGGCGGGTGCCAGGCTCGAGAAGTCTCCGCTACAAGCTAACGTGCTGCCCATTTTTCGGCGCGGCGACGCTTCGCTCTTTTTTGTTGTTGTTGTAGCTCCAGGTCCGAATCTAATCTTGAGTTCCTCAATAGGAGGAAGATCACCAAGGATGGAAGCAATACGCCGGGAGGCGTCGTGCAACCAGCCCTCTACGTCCTGAGGGAAGCAGAGGGACCCCGCATTCCTTTTGCGGAAAAGGTCATTGGTCTCAAAACATAGCGATTCAGACTCGCGGAAGGAGTCTCGTGCTACCTGTCGGCGGTCGACCCCGATTTCCAAGTCAGAGCGCTTGGCATAAAAACCAAGAGCCTGACGCAGATTACGGGCGTCATCAACCGAAATGTCAGTATAGTCGAGTTCCGCACGGCAGAGCTCCGCGAAATTCTGAGACTCATTGAGAGCCTCATACTTCTCACGAAGGGGCGTGTTAGATACACGCGACAAATGCCGACGAGCAAGGATACGAACGAACGCATTCGTGTCTGGTGTTGTGCATTCGTCTGACCAGGAATTAATTTTCATCGAAGAACCCCTAGAGGAGGTTAACAGCACTGGTCGCACCCGAGAAGGGTGCAGACGAGCCGACGACTTTTAGGTCGGAGCGGCCAGTTGGTCGAACAGATCCGGCGCAGGGCCGGTTGTCGTGGGGGTCACGGTAGTCGTCACACCGTTCAGGATGTTGCAGGCGAGCTGGCGAACCAGCCGGCGCCCGGCAGCATCAGAACGTTCGTGGAACATACCGCGGCTGACCACGGTGTTGACGTAGGCGACCTTGGGAGCGGCGGTGTAACCCGACGCGTTGTTCCCGGAGATCGATTCCATCACGGGCACTTCGGTCCGCTGTTCGCAGACGTAGACACCCGAAGAGAGCTTCTGGATCGTAGCGTAATGCCGCACTTGGGCATACGCGGGGACCCCGGAGAGAGTCTCCCTCCATTCGGCGGTAACCTTGCCCTTCTCCCGGGTGACCGAGATGGGGATGAGGGTATGCGCGACGGGAGTAGCGGCGCCATCGAAGGCGACCAGGTTGGCCATAGCCGACATTTGTTTTCCTTTTTGATTTATTGGAGGATAAAGAGCAGCTTAAGGCTTACCGCCAAAAGCATTTACCAAGAGTGCCACAGCCTCTGCGCAGTGTGTAAAACTCAAGGATTTTCCCAACGGTTTG